TGATCAGTGTTGTGATTAATGTAACCAGTGTTGGGCACAAACTGCATGAGACTAGGAGGGTCACTGTGCATGAATTCGGTGCCATGCACGTCGCCGTGAGTCCATAGATAAACCTGATAAGTGACCACTAGAAGATCCGCGTCAGCATGATAAGGGCAATGCCAGTTGCTGAGATCCAGCCACATCTTGCAATCAGCTGGCATCAACTGCTCGCCTGTGATCTGTTCCATGGCTGGTAATATCTCGGGTGCCATCGCTTTGAGTCGTTGTAGCATGGGCGACTCTGGGGTCAGCTGCAAGCGATATTCCAAGCAGTCAGGATGTCGATGCCAAGAATCCACATGATTGAGATGTGTAGTGCTGAGTTCTTCAAAGGTGTCTTGGCCAAAACACTGCTCCACACGCCAAAGCCCAGGAGCTGCAGGTGTGATCGAAGATGCGGTGTCATAGATTTTCAAGGTGGTCATAGCAGTATTTACTGACAATTCAGCCGCCATCTGGGATTTTGACTTGCTCTGGAGCAAATGATCGGTGTCTTTTCAACGCTGCATTGATAAACATGGAGATCTGAGAAATTTGTTGCTGGGGCAAACACATGAATCGTTGATGATTCCTTTCAAGCCTGTCCTGCATTTGGTCGTACACTGCCCTGGGGTCAGTGTGCCAAAGTGCTAGTACCTGCTGCCATGCCATTTCATATCTGCGAGCATCATTGGGTTCTTGATCATAACTTTCGTCAATGATGTCCGACCAGGTTTCAAAGCCCCAACGCCGGAGATAGGCCAACAGTCCTGCACTGCCGAATACCACAAAGATGCGTTTGGCATACAGGCACTTGGCTATCTTTTCACTGATGAAAAGGCTGCTGCTGCCCGAATCTGAAGTCTCGGCCACGATGCTGTACCAACTGGCTTCGTAGATATTCCAAGGTACCAGGCAGCTCATATTGATGCGGCCGCCAGGCACAGGGCCCGGAACCGGTACTGGATTCACTGAGTACAATTCGGCTGCTGATCGTGCCTGTGTTTTGAACTGTTTCATCACGTCTGATTCCAATTCCAGCAGTCGTGGACTTTGGAAGTTTTCAATCAGACCATGTCTTGCTATTTCTGCTCCACAGGCTCGATCCAAGGCGACAGCATCCATGAGGCCATGTGGATTGGAATGGAGATTAATCAGGCACAGGTCTCGGAGTTCGGTATTTTCCCAGAGTCGATAAAACAGGCGCATGCGTCCAGGTTTGGCCGATCCAATCAAACAGTCAAACATGTAACGGCGGAATGGCGTATTGGTGGCTGTGATATCACGGTAGTGATTGGCAACGGCCACTTTTGTAAACCAGGTCAGCATGTCGGTATGCACAAGGTCAACTGGGGCATGGTTGTAGCTCTGCAGTCCGTTGAACAAGCATACCACACGATCGGTATGCATGGGTTCGCAGCAGCGAGCATATACTCGATACCACCAGTCACTGAGCTGCTCGGTATTGAACACTATCACAAGGTCAGCCCACTGCAGCCCTTGCAGATCCAATCGTTGATCATCGCTGATCCTGTGGTCGCCATGAGCGATGCCGGGTATGTAATTGTAGTCTAAGATGGCAATTTTGGTTCTGGGATCTCTGTGCAGATTTGCTGCTATCTTTGGCGGTAACTCTCGCTCAGCGATGATCTCAGCATCGGGAAAAAAATCACTGTCAAGATGCCGGCTCAGCCAGTGTTCCCACCAACTGTAAGGCTCCCAGATCACGAAATCCGTTGTTGTATCCATGCACCTAGGTCGGCCAGCAATCGGGGACGCAGGGCCCGCATGACCTCTTGATTGTGTTGCAATACTGGCAACAGTTTTTCATAGATCAGATCAGGTCTGGGGTTGGTGGCCAGGCGTTCAAGCTGTTGCCAGGCCAGATCGAATCTGCAAAGGACATCGGGTTCTTGGTCGTAGCTTTCGTCGATGACGTCATGGAAGGTCTCAAAACCAAACTGTCGGAGATAGGCCAAGCTGTTTGGTGCGCCAAACAGCACAAAAGGTCTGCCAGCCAAGAGCGGCCTAGCTGTTTTCTCTGTGAGTTGATTGACTGCATAATCATTGGTCTCAGCCACGACGGTGAACCACGTTTGGTCGTACACCGCTGTGGGCAGAATCGAGCAGAACAAGGTATGAGCCATTTCGCCATTGATATCACGCCACACATATTGATACTGTAAATCGGCATCTTGGGCATTGGTACCGATGGATTCAAGCAACTCATTATCGTCTAAATCGGCCAGCCTCATGCTACGATACCGCTCAAATCCTCTTAGCAGGTGTCGTATACGACTGCGTCCTTGATTGTCAAACCACTCTAGATCCAAGGCATGATTGGTGCTTGCATTTATCAACGACTGATTCGCTAGATCGTGATCCAACATCTGTGCCAGTATATAACATTTGTTCCTGCGTATGCTGCGATCGCCGCCGTTGTAGGTCATATGGCCCAGCAAGCAGTCAAATCGATGGTGTCTTGGTCGTTGCCATTCAATCACAGGAGTTTGGGGATTGAAAAGTTCTGTGCCAATGAACCAGGTCAGAGACTTGGTGTATACCCAATCGGGAAGATCTCCGAGATGTTGTGATTGACCATCAAAAATCATGCTCCAAGCTCGTGCTCCGGTCTGGGCCACTACCCGATCTGCGATGTGCTGCGGTGGTTCCAAAAGTGGATCGACCCAGAAGAAAAACACATGATCGAATCCGCTGAGATCATGTGCCCAGCTGGGCTGTTGTGCTTCGAACAGGTCGATCACAGCCAGCCGCCGATCTCCGGTCTGGGCTTCGTCATATCGTGCGGTTAGAGTCCAGCCCGAAAACCAGTCTTGCCCTGTGACTCGAGCTGCCTGTGCATCTGGCCAATTTTTTGGCATCCATATCAATTTGCTCACAGGGTACTTATCTGGTGAAATCCACCGGCAATGAACTTGTGTTGCTAAATAAAAAAGCGTACACTACCAAGTGCATGCCAGGCAACAATCTAACATACTTAGATAGGCAGCAAACATAGGCAACTTTGAAAGGAAAAAGACTATGGCATCTCTAGCAGAAATCCGAGCAAGACTACAGGCAGCAGAATCAAAACAAGGCGGTCAGAGCACAGGCGGTGATAACTCCATCTACCCGCACTGGAACATGGAAGAAGGTCAATCAGCTCTGCTGCGTTTCCTCCCTGATGGCAACAGCAAAAACACGTTCTTCTGGCAAGAACGCGCCATGATCCGCTTGCCATTCAATGGCATCAAAGGCGAGATGGATTCCAAACAGGTCATGGTACAAGTGCCCTGCATGGAAATGTGGAACGAAGCCTGCCCCATCCTAGCCGAAGTGCGTACCTGGTTCAAAGACAAGAGTCTTGAAGACATGGGTCGCAAATACTGGAAAAAGCGCAGCTACATCTTCCAGGGCTATGTGCGTGAGAACCCCATCAGCGATGACAAAACTCCGGAAAACCCCATCCGTCGTTTCATCATTGGACCACAGATTTTTACCATCATCAAATCCGCGCTCATGGATCCAGAGCTGGAAGAACTGCCAACTGATTACATGCGTGGCCTGGACTTCCGTATCAGCAAGACATCCAAGGGCGGTTATGCTGACTATAACACCTCCAAGTGGGCCAGAAAAGAAACAGCGCTCACCGAAGAAGAAGCCGAAGCCATCGCCAAGCATGGACTCTACGATCTTTCTTCGTTCCTGCCCAAGAAGCCCACCGATGTTGAACTTCGGGTGATCAAAGAGATGTTTGAAGCCAGCGTGGATGGCCAGCCCTATGATACCGAGCGTTGGGGTCAATATTTCCGTCCCGCCGGTGTGGCTGCACCCGCAGGCACCACCTCTGCTGTGACTGTGGATGCCGACGAAGATGCTGCTCCTGCACCACGCGCGGTTCCTGCAGCCAAACCCGTGGTCAAAGAAGAAGATCCACCCTTTGACCCTGAAGAGCCAGCTGCGGCCGCGGCACCAGTGGCTCCGGCCAAGACCACACAAAAGGCCGAGGACATCTTGGCCATGATTCGCGCACGGCAAAACAAGCAGTAACGACCACTAGGTCGATGATATATACGAGAGGGTCTTCCCTCTCGTACTTTCTCTATCACGGGTAAAACATGCCAAAACCATTTGATGTATCAAAATTCCGCAAAGAAATCACCAAAAGCATCGACGGACTTTCAATCGGATTCAATGATCCCACTGATTGGGTATCTACCGGTAACTATGCCTTGAACTATCTCATCAGCGGCGACTTCCATCGTGGTGTGCCCCTGGGCAAGGTCACGGTGTTTGCTGGTGAATCGGGTGCAGGCAAGAGCTATATCTGCTCGGGCAACATCATCAAGGATGCCCAGGCACAGGGTATCTTCGTGGTGCTGATTGACACAGAAAACGCTCTTGACGAAGCATGGCTCCATGCTCTGGGTGTAAGCACGGATGAAAGCAAGCTGTTAAAACTTAGTATGGCTATGATCGATGATGTGGCCAAGACCATCTCTACTTTCATGGCCGACTACAAGGGCTTGGCCGCCGAAGAACGACCCAAGATCCTGTTCGTGATTGACAGCTTGGGCATGCTGCTCACACCCACTGACATCAATCAGTTTGAAAGTGGCGACATGAAAGGCGACCTTGGTCGCAAGGCCAAGGCACTCACAGCCCTGGTAAGAAACTGTGTGAACATGTTTGGTAGCTACAATGTGGGCCTGGTATGTACCAACCACACCTATGCCAGCCAAGACATGTTTGATCCTGACGACAAGATCTCGGGCGGTCAGGGCTTTATCTATGCCAGCTCCATCGTGGTTGCCATGCGCAAGCTCAAGCTCAAGGAAGACGAGGACGGCAACAAGATCTCCGATGTCATGGGCATCAGATCGGCTTGCAAGGTCATGAAGACTCGCTATGCTAAACCTTTTGAGGGTGTGCAGGTCAAGATCCCCTATGAGACTGGCATGAATCCCTACTCGGGTCTAGTAGATCTTGCAGAAAAGAAAGAGCTGCTCAAGAAAGACGGCAATCGACTCATGTTTGTGACCAGCGACGGCGAAATCATCAAACAGTTCCGCAAGGCCTGGGAAAACAACGAAGATGGTTGCCTGGACCGGCTCATGGCCGATTTTGCCAATCAAAAAACAGATACGGCTGCACCAGCCGCCGAGGAGACTGAACAATGATGCAAGCTAACCTGGCTGCTGATCTCTGGGAGGAGATCAAGCGCTATGTCAACACTGTAGATCGCCCCGAAGCTGCAGATACCATCGTCAACTTCTTGATCGACAACGACGAGGCGGCCGAAGACATCCTTGAGGCCTTCAAGCATGACGCAGATATCAAACGGGCCTTGGCCGAGTATCTCGACGACACGCCCAACGACGACGAAGATGACATAGAATTTGAAACCTACAGCGAATGGGATGAGTGATGTGGTACAGCCGAGTGGTGGCCAATCTTGCTGCCATCCCTGACTTTATCGCACACTACGAAACCGAGCTAGATGCTGCCAAGAAGGAATGTGGCATTGGTGGCTTGGTTGAACGCAACATCAAAGAGCTGCCAGGTATCACCGAGCATCGCTTCAATCAGCTGCAAGAGATCGAAGCGGTACTCAACTTTTTAAACATCCAGTTGAGGAAGATACGCCGTCGGCATTTCCAGAAGTATCTGGAAAACTACGCTCGAGCCCTCAGTGCCAGAGATGCAGAAAAGTATGTGGACGGCGAAGATGAAGTGGTAGACTTTGAAACCATCATAAATGAAGTTGCACTCCTGAGGAATCGATGGTTGGGCATCATGAAAGGGCTCGACTCAAAACAATGGCAGATGGGCCATATCGTGCGCCTCAGGACAGCAGGAATGGAAGACGTCACAGTATGAAAGCAGGAAAAGTATGGGGCATAACTGAGCTGGTCGAAGCCAATGGCGTGTTGGAGTTCCATAGGATTGAGATCAAAGCCGGTGGTGTATGCAGCAAGCACCGTCATAGATACAAGTGGAACGGTTTCTTTGTGGAGTCCGGTGAGCTAGAAGTGCATGTGTGGAAAAACAACTATGATCTCGTGGATGTGACCACGCTGAGAGGCGGCGAATTTACCAAAGTACCTCCGGGTGAATATCATCAGTTCCGAGCAGTGAAAGACACCGTGGCCTTTGAACTGTATTGGGCTGAGTTCGATCACAACGACATCGAACGCGAAACCGTGGGAAGATTGGATGGATCCAGCACAACAGATTCAACAGGCACAGCATAGTCTCCAGTTCAATGAACTGTTGCTGAAGTACAGTCCGGTGCATGATTTCCTATCAAGGTATCAACCGGCTAGTGTGATCGATTATGGTTGTGCCCAGGGACATCTCATGTCACGTATCGCCCAAGACTTCCCCAGCATCCAGCGGATCGAAGGCTACGATCCGGGAAATCCTCGATACCAACATCGTCCTCAAGGTGTGTTTGATTGCATGATCAGCTGCGATGTGATTGAGCATTTTGAACCCGATCAAGCCAACAGCATCTTGTTAAGCATGCAACAGCAATTCACTCGGGCTGCCTTTTTCATCATTGCCTGTTATCCGGCTAAAAAAATCTTGGCCGATGGGCGCAATGCACATCTTATCGTGGAGCCTCCTGAGCACTGGCTTGATCGTATACAACGGGTGATGACGCAGTGCCAGGTGGTGTACCAAGAAACAGTGATGTTCAATCCCAGGCCCGATAAACCAAAAAAATACGGAGCCGGCCGACCTGAATTGAGATTGATACTGGAACGAGTCCAAGGGCAATAAGTATGGCTATGAAAAACATCGTGCTCATCACCGGGGGATTTGACCCTGTACATTCAGGCCATATCAGCTATATCCGGGCAGCAAAAAAACTAGGAGACATCCTGGTCATAGGTGTCAACAGTGACGCCTGGCTCACACGGAAAAAAGGCCGACCATTCATGCCCCTGCGAGAACGCGCAGCTATTTTGCGCGGCCTACAAGGTGTGGACTTTGTGATTGATTTCCGCGACGACGACGGTACAGCATGTCATGCCATTGAAATGGTACGCCAGAGCTACCCGCAAGATCACATCATCTTTGCCAACGGCGGCGATCGCACACAGGAGAACATTCCTGAGATGCGGGCCAAGGATGCCAATCTTGAATTCGTGTTTGGTGTAGGCGGTGAGGACAAGAAGAACTCCAGCTCATGGATACTCAATGAGTGGAAAGCTCCGCAGACCGGACGCCCCTGGGGTTACTATCGTGTCATACATCAAGACGGACACTCGGTCAAGGTCAAAGAACTGGTGGTAGATCCTGGCATGTGCCTCAGCATGCAGTGTCACGAACATCGCAGCGAACACTGGTTTGTGGCCCGCGGAGAAGCATCAGTGTACACCATGAACAACGACGAGATAGCTCATCAAGGTCACTATCGTGAACACGAACATCTGCATATTCCCAGCGGGCAATGGCATCGACTCTGCAACGAAGGTGTGCAGCCCTTGCACATTGTAGAGATACAGTATGGCACTAGATGCGAAGAAGAGGACATCCAGCGACGATGACACAGCCCTTGCAGATATTCATAGGCTGGGACAGCCGTGAGCCCGAAGCCGCCGAGGTGTGTGCGCACAGCATCGTCAAACATGCCAGTGTGGCCGTAGACATTCATTTTCTCCGACAGCAGGATCTTAGAAACGACGGCGTATATTCGAGACCTGTCGACGAACGGGCCAGCACCGAATTCAGCCTTACTCGATTCCTAGTCCCTCATCTCACTGGTTTCCGGGGCTGGGCCTTGTTCGTGGACTGCGACTTCTTGTTCGAGCATGATGTGGCCGAACTGTTCCAACTCAGAGATCCTCAATATGCGGTGCAGGTGGTCAAGCATGACTATGCCCCCACAGATTCTACCAAAATGGATGGCAAGACACAGTATGCTTATCCCAGGAAAAACTGGAGCAGTCTCATGCTGTTCAATTGTGAACACCCCGACACTCGCACACTTGATCTTGAATATGTAAATTCGGCTGAACCTTGGCAGCTACATCAGTTTGACTGGGCAGCCACAGATAATATTGGTGCTGTATCGCA